TAATAGCAGTAGCTAACAACACTTCGCTGGTATCGCCCCCAGCACTGCAGTTGAAATAGTTAGGGACTTTGGTCTACGAGAAGTTGCGCTTTTTAACGTGGCTACCTCCCACGACTGAACTCGCACCTATTTTTACGACTCTTGCTTGTCGTTGCTGGCAACCAGACCAGAAATAGAGTTTAACTACTGAGACACAGTACCTTTCAAAAATTCTGCCAATATGCATCAGCTCCTTTCTGCTAACAAAGGTAGTTTCATTATATGAAAAGTAAGAAGGTTTGTAAAGGTGTTATTTTGTTAAAAAAGCTAGGGCAGACAGTAGTTTCCGTAAAAAAACATTCATTATTTTTACTCACAAAGAAAGGAGGAAGATGAATGCCAAACATGGACAACGGTCGTCAAAAAATTTTGGATTTCCTGAAAGAAAATAATCTAACAATGGCTACTCTAGCCGTTCAGTACAGCATGACACGCCAAGATGTGACGAACATTTTGAACGGAAAACTGAAAAATCCTCAAGCACATCGATTTGTCGCCCGAGTGATTGAAGATTTTAAAATTCGGTAACAAAAAACGCCGGATGAAAAATCCGACGCTTGCTTAAAATATCTATCTTAATTATATCAGAAAGTGCTTGCCCGCACAATTGGAGGAACGAAGAAATGGAGGAAACGAAAATGCCTCCCTTGATCTCGGATGAGATCGCGAAAGTCTATCTAAAACAGATGGTCGAGATCATAAAAAAAGAGCTCAAGGATGAAATAGAATCTGAAAGATTACCACTAGATCAAAAGGCCTTAATGAAGAAATTCGGGTTTGACCATAGCTACATTAAAAAGCTGGAACGTCGAGGACTTGCATTTCGAAAGCAAGGCAAAAAGAAAATGTACGACGTCCGAGACGTGTACGAGATTTTAGAGATGGAGAAGGAATATATCAAATGTTAAACGAAATAACTTTGTCGAATAATCTATCTCAGATAGAACTAGAAATTAGCCATCACAAGCAAATAGCTGGCCAGTCAATTTGGGAAATTGGCAGACGCTTGAACCATGTAAAAGAACACAATCTGGTGCATGGTGAATTTATGGATTGGTACACTAACCTTGGAATTGACAAAGATTTTGCTAGTAAATCGATGAAGATAGCAAAAGAACTTCCAAATTTCGAAACGTTACGAAATTTAGGAACAACAGCACTTCATCTGATTGCAACTCTTCCAGAAGAAGAGCGAGAGGAGCAGATTCAACGTATCGAAGATGGCGACAATCCGACGGTAAGAGAACTTCAGGAAGTCAAGAAGAAACTCAACCTCAGCAAGCAAGCTAACAAAATTCTACAAGCTGAAAACGAGCGTATTAAATCTTCCAAGGTCGAAGTCAAGGAAACTATTAAGGAAGTCATCCCAGACGATTACAAGGCCACACAGGACCTAAACAAGCAGTTGCTGGAAAAGAATAAGGAACTTTCTAAAACGGTCAAAGCCATGGAAGAACGCTCCGAATTCATCGAAAAGCAACTTGCTGACACACTGGCCCAGCGTGAAGAAGTTGATAAGAAATCCGCTAAATACGATGAATTGACTCGAGCGATTGAAGAATCGCAAGGGCAACTCAACAGTGTGCAGAAGCAAATCTCATCCTACAAGAATATCACAAGCCTATTGCAAAAAGGGAATGATTTCTTGGCAAGCATGGGCGGTCTGATCTACGCTGACGAGGAGAAAGTCCTCAAAGCAGACGGAGTCATCCGGAATGAATTTGACAGCTTTATCAGTCGTGGACTTCGATTCTTCAATGACCTGAACGATATTCGCAAAGAAGGCAACATTTTAGAAGGAGAATTTGAATAATGAATGAAGTTACTATCCAACCTACCGAGTTAGTGGTAGAAGACGCAATGATCCACGCTCTCCAGGAATTGAAAAAGCTGAAAGAAGGGCAATCCATCTTATCAGCCGATGTCGATTATCTGAAAAATGAGCAACCAGTCAACCCTTCAGTCTGTCTGGCATTGGAAAAGCTACGCAAGAAGAAAGTCGTGGCCTTGCTTGGTGGTAAAGATAGCCAGGCATACCGTGACCGACATTTTGCACAATCTGTATTTTCTCAGGCTGCTAAAGACTTTAAGGAATACTTCCGAATCCCTCGCTATGACTTATTGAAGCGTAAGGACGAAGAACAAGCCTTTGACTATTGGAACAGCTGGGAGCCATCAGCAAATACCAAACTTGAAATCAAGGCCCGGAATGGACAGATGAGTTTGGTTGGGTGAAGGAGAAATAAATGGACGAACCTTTAAAAAAGATATTGCAAATCGAAAATCTAGAAATCAAGATCAGCAATGATTCTAGTATACCTCACGTTATTTTAAATGGAGTTGATTTTCAAGCTGAAGATATCGGTTTACAAGGAATTAACATTGCTTGGGAGACAAGCAAGGACGAAGTTCCTGAAACTCTGATTCAAATCGACTATATTAATGGTCGGGAGCGTCTTCAACAGATATCAATTAGGCAATCATTCCCTAATACTCTGCTGAAATAAAATTGTATAAGGAGAAAAAAATGAAAATGAAATTAAAAAAAGAACTTGTTAAAAAACAAGTCCTTAGTTCAGAAAATGGTAAAGTTCTTTTTAATCTAGATTCTGGGACGTTCATTATTAAAAAGTCACAATAACTTCACCATCAACAGTTTTGAAGTTAGGTTTTTTATTGGCCCATATTTCAAACGTCTCACTTTTATGCAGAATAACTAGACCATCTTCATAAACTACAAACAAGTCTATGAATGTCTCGTTATCTGTTGAAGTTGCAAATTTCAAAAGAGCTTTTGATTTTGTTTCCATTCTTTTGATTTCTGAGCTTGAAAAACGGTGGGATAAAAATCCTACTTCGTCCGGTAACATCTGATTAATTAAAACCATAAGATTCCTCCTTTCACATAAATTGACAGTCGATTTTCATAAGGAGTAAGAGGTCTTATTTAATCGTTTATGCCAATAGTAAGTTAACACAATAATATAGAAAGGTCATCGGTCTTGAGATGGATTTTGAAGATGAAATCATAAAAGTGTCTGATTGGCTAATTGAACAATCAGAAACTTATAGTGACGCTTTGATTAAGTCACAAAAGCTCACAAATGATATAGCTCACGAAATAATTTTAAGAGCTATAGAACAAAAGACAAAATTTGAAGGAGAAAAAATGAATCCGATTCAAAAATTATTGAAAATGATGGATTGGCAAGATGCCAACCGTCCGCTAAAGGTCGAAGAAAAAGCCGAATTGATGAAGCTTTCTGATAGTGATTTTGAAGAGCAGTTGCATCAAATGGCTGTAGATCTCAAGAAAGACGGGGTGATTCGAGCATGAGCCTTAGAAAACTAAAACACATGACTTTGATGCTTCTATTTTTCTTCCCGCTGTTTTCGATTGTGATGATTAAGGTCGTATATGACCAACAACAGAAAATTGAAGAGCTGGAACAACGAGTGTATTCACACTCTAGAAGCATTGGACGCTGGGCCGAGATTGTAGGACGAATGGAAGAATCCAACAAGGCCCAAGATTTTATGATTAACAAATTTAACCGGGAACTTTTCCCAGAAAAACCAACCGAAGTAGAGGTAGAAACTAATGACAACTATTGAAATTTTCTTGGCAGTAGCATTTGCTACGTATGCAGTACTTTCAGGCTTTGCGATCTTCGTATTGCGTTGCATCATCATCCGTCAGAAAGAGAAGATGCGCTACTACAAGTCAGCGAAGTATCAGCGTGAGCTTCTTAATAAGCGTGCGACCGAAATCCACAAAAAGAATAATATGAAAGGAATGACAGCATGAGTGACAACGTACACAATCCAAAACACTACCAGGGTCGGAATGGTCTTGAAGCCATTGATGTCCATCGCAATTTTATGAATGATGAGCAATTGACCGGATATCATCTCGGCAACCTTATCAAGTATGTGCTTCGCTACCGTCGGAAGAACGGCATCGAAGATCTAGAAAAAGCAAAGGTCCACATGGACTGGCTAATCGAAAAAGAAAAAGCTATGATGCTTCAGCTAGAGGCATTAGTTGGAGGTAAAAATGATCAATAATGTTGTACTCATCGGTCGTCTGACTCGTGATCCAGAATTACGCTATACTCCGACAAATGTTGCTGCAACCCAGTTCAATCTTGCTTGTAACCGGAATTTTAAAAATCAAAACGGTGAGTATGATGCAGATTTCATCAATTGCGTGATGTGGCGTCAACAAGCTGAAAACTTTGCAAATTGGGTCAAGAAAGGCAATCTTGTCGGCATCACCGGCCGCATCCAGACAAGAAATTATGAAGGGACAGATGGTAAGCGTGTCTATGTGACAGAAGTGGTTGCTGAAAGCTTCCAACTCCTTGAAAAGCGTGATAATTCTGCAAATCAGAATTCCATGGCAGAGCAGATGCCTCCTTCGTTTGCAGGGGATCCAATGGATATCAAGGATGACGATTTACCATTTTAGGAGGTGATGAAATGGCACAAAGACGAATGTTCAGTAAGAAAATCACTGATACAGACCATTTTCTTGACATGCCTCTATCTGCACAAGCTCTCTACTTTCATTTAAATATGGGAGCAGATGATGAGGGCTTTATCGACCGTGCTAGGACGATTCAACGGACAATCAGAGCCAGTGATGACGATATGAAAATTCTTATCTCAAAAGGCTTTCTAATTCCTTTTGAAAGTGGGGTTGTTGTTATCCGACATTGGAGAATCCATAACTACATCCAATCTGACCGCTTCCAAACGACTATTTACCAGGATGAGAAATCTCATTTGGAATATGATCAGTCGAAAGTGGCTAATTTTAACGCTGAGAAAAAATGTATACATGATGTATCCATTTCGGAGCCACAGGTTAGGTTAGGTAAGGATAGGTTAGATAAGGATAGGTTAACTACCTATAGTGCTGATTCTGACGAATCACACGAGGACCCTATCCCTTACCAGGAAATCGTCGAACATCTGAATAATACTTGTGGAAAAGGATATACCCACACTGGGAAATCTACTCGCAAGTTAATCCGTGCTAGATGGAATGATGGTTTTAGGCTAGATGATTTTAAAAAGGTAATTGATACCAAGAGTAAGGACTGGTTGAAGAATAAGGATATGAATAAGTATTTGAGACCAGAGACTTTGTTTGGGACTAAATTTGAAACGTACTTAAACGAAGGTCCTCGCTCTAATCGAAACAGTAGTAATGATATAGGGGTTTAACATGATTACATTAGCAGATGTCATCGAAGCGTTCGAGAAGGAGTTCTACCCTCTCAGCGATTCGATGAAAGAACGCATGTTAGCTCATCCTGATCCAAAGGCTGTGCTGGGGAAACTGGCACACCTTATGGATTGTGCGAGGTGTGGCCATGCAGGATAAGGAAGTAATTGTATTTGGCC